TTCCGGAAGAACTACGACGTCACCGAACGACAGCTACAGGAGAAGGCAGAACTTGCCCGTCAGGCGTACCTCCGTGCGTACGATGACGGCGACAAGGAGGCCATGCTCTCGGCACAGGAGGCCATGTTTGATGCCCGACAAAATATCGGATTGGTCCGGCAGGGTCGTCAGGAAGTTGACCGATACGCAACAGACCTTGCGAACCAGCCTATCCCCGCTAATAATATTCCTCAACAGTCTGCCCCGATCTATGATGAAAAAGCTGTGGAGTGGGCTGAAAAAAATTCGTGGTTTGGTCAGGACCAAGTAGCGACAGCGGCGGCGTTGGCAATCGACGCCACCCTGAAGAACGAAGGTTATGATCCGTTCACGGACGATTTTTACCGGGAGGTAGACCGGCGTCTCCGGGCAGAACTCCCGAACAAGTTTCAGGGCAAGGCAGCGGCCCCTGTAAAACAGCCGCAGCAGCAACAGGTGGTCGGGGGACAGTCGCGTGGTTCCCCCGAGTCTACGGCGAAGGGCGGTAATCGAAAGGTCAAGTTGACCCGGGATGACATCGCACTTGCCAAGAAGTGGAACATACCACTTGAGAGATACGCCAAGGAGAAAGCCAAGGCTGAAAATGCCTCGGCAGTTGGTGATTACACGTCGATTCAGGTCGGCTAACACGCGGAGGACGAAACTATGAGTGAAGCACGTAAAAGCCGTGAGACTACGGGACGAGTGAACGAAGAGCGATTTGACGAAGACTTTGCGGAGCCGAACTGGCTCTCGATCCCCGGGACGGTCATCGACCGATTCAGGGATCAGGGGCTGGTACTCCGGTGGGTCCGCTTTCAGATCAACGGTCAGGACGACTACAAGAATGTCGGTGATCGTCAGGCTGATGGTTGGACCTTTGTCGATCCGAACGACGTCCCCGAGATGATGGCAACCTCTCGTATCGTGAGCGAAGGAAGGTTTGAGAATTGTGTGGTCCGGGGCGACGTAGCCCTTGCACAGGCGTCTGCCAAGCGGATGGCGTCCCGCAAGGAATACTACGAGAACCGGTCGAGGGACATGATCACTGCCGTGAATCAGCAGTTGATGAGTCAGTCGAACTCGGCAATGCCGATCCATAACAATTCCAGATCGACTGTAACCCGAGGACGTACCCCGTCCTTTAACGACTAAGGAGCAACATTATGGCTTTGACCAAAGCACTTAATGGCTTCGTCCCCTCGCGTCGTCGTGGTTCTGGTGCGAACAGCACCGGCAGCAGCCAGTATCGTATTGGCAATGCCCAGTCCGGTAACATCTTTACCGGTGATCTGGTGAAACTCGACGGTGGCGTGATCAAGGCGATTGCCACCACCACCGACTATGCGGTCGGTGTCTTTCAGGGTTGTGAGTACATCGACCCGACCACGAAGCAGCCGGTCTTCTCGAATTACTACCCGAGTGGAGTTTCGTCGGCTGTCGGTCAGCCCAAGGCGTTCGTCATCGACGACCCGGCGGCTACCTATATCGTTCAGGCTGATGCCTCCGTCTCGGCGGGTGACGTGAACCTGAACTTTGACGTTACGCTTGGCGCTGGTTCGACCGTCACCGGTATCTCCGGTTTCGGTATCATTGCCACTAGCCGCGTACAAACCACGGCGATGGTCCGTGTCCTCGACAGCTACGGCGAACCGGGTAATGCCTTCAGTGATGCGAATCCGAAGGTTGAAATCCGTATCGTCCAGCACGTCGATGCTGACACGTCCTCGCACGACGCGTAAGGGGAGTAAGTAACCATGGCTATTAATCGCAGTAATATTGCTAAGGAACTGCTCCCCGGCCTCAACGCTGTCTTCGGTGTTGAGTACGGTGACGTGAACGATGAGCATGTTCCGCTCTTCGAGGTCGAGAACTCTGACCGGTCGTTCGAGGAAGAAGTCCTCTTCACCGGCTTTGGCTCGGCCCCGACCAAGGCTGAAGGCTCGGCGGTCCAGTTCGACACTGCTCAGGAGTCGTACACTGCCCGGTACAACCACGAGACGGTTGCCCTCGCTTTCTCGATCACCGAGGAAGCCATGGAGGACAACCTGTACGACACCTTCTCGAAGGTTCGTGCCCGTGGTCTGGCCCGTGCGATGGCGAACACCAAGCAGGTCAAGGCCGCCGACATCTTCAACAACGGCTTCTCGGCCGGTGACTATGCTATCGGTGACGGCGTAGCGTTCTTCTCGAACTCGCATCCGACGGTGGGTGCGGGCACGCAGTCGAACCTTGCTGCCGCTGCCGACCTGTCCGAGGCGGCTCTTGAGACGATTCTCACCAACGTCCAGCTTATTAAGGACGACCGTGGCATTCTGATCGGTGCGGGGGCGTCGAGCCTTCATATCCCCCCGGCCCTCCAGTTCACGGCTGAGAAGATTCTCATGTCGCCGGGTTCGACGAACGGCACGAATAACTTTGCCAAGAACGACATCAACGCCATTCGTGCGATGGGTGCCGTCCCGGGCGGTTACTTCGTGAATCGTCGTTTCACGGACACGAACGCCTACTTCATCAAGACTGATGTCCCGAACGGTGCGAAGATGTTCGTCCGTACGCCGCTTCAGACGAAGATGGAGGAGGACTTCGACACCGGTAACCTCCGCTACAAGGCCCGTGAGCGTTACAGCTTCGGCGTCTCGGATTGGCGTAGTTACTTCGGTTCGGCGGGTGGTAGCTAAGGTTGCCACTCACTGACTAGCGTGTGATAATCGGGGGAGTTGGGGAACCGACTCCCCCTTTTATCTGAGAAGGATTTCCTGATGGCTACCAACATCAATTACGCATTCGTATCTTTTGTCTCGACTACCGGTGGTCCTCTCCTGAAAGTTGAGTCGGACACCACCCTGACAGACACCCGGCTCCACGGTATTCATGCAACGGGTGTCGGCACCTTTGTGTTCTCCGACATTGTAGACGGTGTCTCCACGACGAAGATCAAGTTCGTCAACACGACCAATACTGATGTCTCCCATATCTACATCGAAGACTTTGGTGTCCGGTTCAACGGCATCGTGAACGTCTCGGTGCCCACGACTGCCTCCACCGTGGCGGTCCAGTATGGTTGATTACCGGGGCGAGAAGTTCTCCGGGTATAACAAGCCGAAGCGGACGCCGGGCCATCCGAAGAAGAGCCATGCCGTCCTTGCAAAGGAGGGCGACAAAGTCCGCCTGATCCGCTTCGGGCAGCAGGGCGTCTCCGGATCGCCGAAGAAATCCGGTGAGTCGTCCTCGTACCGAAAGCGGCGAGAATCGTTCAAGGCTCGTCATGCCAAGAACATCGCCAAGGGTAAGATGTCAGCCGCGTACTGGGCTGACCGGGTTAAGTGGTAAAGCCATGGACAGCATCAATCTTCCTATCGCTACTGTTGTTATCATTCTTGTCCAGTTGGCAGGTGGCGTATGGTTCGGTGCTAATATTGAGGGACGGGTGGGTGCAATTGAGTCTCGACTTGCATCCGCCGAGATTCTGCCTCCCGGGTCAGGAGTCAAACTGGCAGAGATGTCTGACCGACTCGCCCGAATTGAGACTAAGCTTGAGATTCTGATGGGGTCTGCCAAATGACTTCCGAGATCAAACTTCGTGGCGGTCTGTCACCGTCGTCTATCACCCGGGCCGGGACGCACGAGCCGTGGGAACTTCAGATTGCCCGAGATCAAATTGCATTTCATAAAAGCATTTTTAAGTTTGGGTACAATCCAGATGTAAATGGTGCCGAGGAAACAGTCTGGGACGTAGGTGGGCTGTACGTGTATCCGAGTTCTGCCGTTGCCATGACGGTCACCACTGACGCTGGTACACCAGCAGATGACAACGGTGTTAAAGTAGTTGTTCAGGGCCTTGACGCAAATTATAACGAGGTTAGCGCCGAAGTCACTCTGGCCGGGGCGGGGACTGCAACGACGTCACAGACATTCATCCGTGTTTTCCGCGCATACGTCTCCGGATCACAGGCACCGACGGGTAACTTGAATATCACCAACGGGGGGACGACATATGCCCGTATTACTGTCGGTGAAAACCAGACGCTGATGGCAATGTGGACTGTCCCGGCAGGATACACTGGGTATCTTGACCATGTTAATATTGCGACCGGTACAACCAACGCTAACCAGTATATTGTTGCCCAGATTGATCAGCGTCAGTTCGGCGGTGTATTCCGTGTGATGATGAAAGAAACAATTAGTTCTGGCAGCAGTGCAGATTTTGTCATCAAGTATCCGCTGATGATTCCGGAAAAAACTGATCTGGAGGTCAGGGCATCATCGTCTGGGTCTAACAATCTTATTTCGGCAAATTTCTCTATTATCTACATCAAGAACGATACGTTGGTCGCGTGATGGCTGTCCGCAGATCGAACATCCCTAAACAGGTAACCAGCGGGTCCAAGTCCCGGGTGAACGAGGCGGGTAACTACACGAAACCTGCAATGCGGAAGCGGCTTTTCGAGCAGATCAAGGCAGGGGGTAAGGGCGGTAAACCGGGCCAGTGGTCTGCCCGGAAAGCCCAGATGTTGGCAAAGCAGTATAAGGACAAGGGCGGGGGATACCGCTGATGCCCCTGAAGAAGTCTCAGAAATCCCTGAAGGACTGGACCCGGCAGAAGTGGCGGACCAAATCTGGTAAGCCATCGACTCAGGGTCCGGAGGCTACCGGGGAACGCTACCTCCCGGAGAAGGCTATCAAGGCGCTGTCCCCCGGGGAGTACGCCGCAACAACCCGGGCCAAGAAGGCAGGAACAAAGGCTGGAAAGCAGTTTGTCCGACAGCCGAAGTCTGTAGCCCGTAAAACAAAGAAGTACAGGCGATGAGTGTCTGGGTCTTTCTGGTAACTTTTATGACAGGGTCGCTGGTCGTCGAGTCTACTGTCCACGACTTTCCCGACAAGATGACTTGTCAGATGTATGGTCAGGTATTTGTCGCCCAAGTCATGTCAACCGGCGGTCTTGTCTCATCGGCAGAGTGCGTCGAGGAACGGTCCTCCTAACCATCTTTCGTACCAGTCATCAGCCGCCTATAATTTGAGGACCTTCAGAAAGAGATACCGGCATGGCAAGTTCTGGTCTTACAAACTTTGATCTACCTATCGACGACATCATCGAACAGGCTTTCGAGAAGATTGGTGGTCAGCCAATCAGCGGGGAGGAGGCCCGGTCGGCCCGTATCTGCCTGAACCTGCTGATGACCGAATGGCAGAACCGGGGCGTTCTGCTCTGGAAGCTGGAGGATTCTGAGGTGTTCCTCTCCTCCGGCCAGACGAGCTACAGCCTCGACACCGACATCATCGACAGCATTCAGACTACGATTAACGTAGATTCGAACGATCTGGAGATCAACCGGATTACCTATCAGGACTATATGAAGCTGCCTGACAAGACGCAGACTGGCCGTCCGACACAGTTTGCCTTCCTCCGGGGGAAAGACCGGGTCACCATGTATGTCTGGCCGACCCCGGACAATAGCTACACCATGAATCTTCTGGCAATGACCCGGGTCCAGACAGTCTCTAAGTCTGCTGTCGAGACTGCCGACATCCCGTTCCGTTTCCTCCCCCCGCTGATCGACGGTCTGGCGTACAAGATGTCCACCCGCCGTCCGGGGATTGACCCGGGACGAATTACCCTTCTGAAGCAGGAGTACGAGGAGTCCTTCAACTTTGCCCTTGAGGAAGACCGGCAGCGGACGTCCATGAAGATTCTGCCCCGACTTGGTTACCTCTGATGGCAACAGGACGTAGATCAAATGCTATCTGTGACCGGTGTGGATTCCGGTGCAAGTATATCGAACTCCGGAACGAGGTCGAGGTAGGTGTATGGGTCTGCCCAGAGTGTTATGATGGGGCGTACAACAGGGTGAATCATCCGCAGAATATGTCAAATCTGGTGACGACTGACGACCCATCTCTCGACCATCCGCGTCCTGATACGACGGCGGATACGTCTGCAACTGATTCGTCGTGGACACCGGATATGTCATCCCCGGCGTATCATAACGGACAGGTAGATTAGCCATGGCACTCACATATTCACAGCTTCGGGCTAACATCATTGCCTCGACGGAGAACGACGGTCAGGAGTTTGCGGACCAGATCAACCAGTTCATCAGCCGGGCCGAGGCACGTCTGACGCTCGACCTTGACGATGCCGGGCTGACCAGCCATCAGTACTCGCAGGTCGTAGCGTCAGACCCCTTTGTCACCCTCCCTGTCGGATTTACCGTCGTCCACTCGATGAACATCACGGCGAACGGGACCCGGATCAATCTGCTCCAGCGTGACGTTGATTTCATCGCCGACTACTGGCCTATCCGTGCGTCGGTCGGGACCCCGAAGTACTACGCCCTCTGGGACGATACGACGGCCATCATTGCCCCGACACCTGTCTCGGCGTTCCCGGTCGAACTGGCTTTTGTCGTCCCCCCGACGGCCCTGACCTCGGCGACCCCAACGAACTACTACACGTCCCAGACACCGAATGCCCTCTTCTATGCGTCGATGGTGGAGGCAGAACTGTTCAACAAGAACTTCGACATTGTTAAGATGTGGGCTGACCTCTACACTAAGGAAATTGAACTACTTCGGAACCGTGCCCGTCGTGCCCGGCGTGACGATCTGGAACCGCACAATCAACAGGCTAACAACGCCAACACGATTAACGGAGGCCCCTGATGGCTATCACGTCTGGTATTTGCATCAGCTTCAAGAAAGAAATTTTGCTGGGCGAACACGATCTTGATACGGATGCCCTGAAACTTGCCCTGTACACGTCGGCTGCCTCGCTGTCTGATGGGACGACGGCGTACACGACCTCGCAGGAAGTCGTTGGGACCGGGTATTCTGCCGGTGGCGTCACCCTGACCGGCGTTGACGTCACGGTCGATTCGTCCGTGGCTGTCGTCTCAATTACGGATGCGGTAGTTACGGCGGCGACGATCACGGCCCGGGGTGCACTGATTTATAACTCGACGAATGCGAACAAGGCTGTTGCCGTCTTTGACTTCGGGGCTGACAAGTCTTCGTCGAACGGTGACTTCACCATCCAGTTCCCGGCTGCTGCTGCTGCCACGGCAATTATCCGCATCAAGTCCTCGTAGGAGTAAAAGATGGCTTTGGTCGTCAAAGATCGTGTCAAAGAACAGACGACAACGACCGGTACCGGCTCTGTAACTCTTGGCGGGGCAGTCTCCGGTTTTCAGACTTTTGGGGCCGCAGTCGGGAATGCGAATACGACGTATTACGCCATCGTTCATCAGACGGCAGATGAGTGGGAAGTAGGTCTCGGGACGTACACCGCCGCCGGTACCCTGCTGTCACGCGATACGATCCTTGAGTCAACTAACTCTGACGCGGCTGTAAACTTTTCGGCTGGGACGAAAGACGTCTTTGTTACCTATCCATCCGACAAAGCTATCTATGCTGATGGTTCTGGCAACGTCGGTATTGGCACCAGCAGTCCCGCTTCTCGCCTTACAGTGTCGGACGGCTCTTCTGGTCTAACTCCGTTTTCTGGCACGGATGTTTTTATGGATTCAAGCGGAGACAACTACCTCCAATTTGGTTCGGGAAGCAGTTCTTCGTCTGCAATCTACTTTGGTGACTCCGCAGACGGAGATGCTGGTGGTATTATCTATTCTCACGCTACCGACGCGATGAGTTTTAGAGCAAATGCTGCCGAGCGTATGCGTATCGACAGCAGCGGCAATGTCGGTATTGGGACGGCGTCTCCATCTCAGAAATTAACAATTCAAGGAACAGACGCAAGAATTTATTTAACTGGTGCAAACACTGACATTGACATGACCGGAACTGCTGATGGTCAGTTATCACTAGATGGTAACGGCTTTGGTTTTGGTATTGCGTTAAATAGTTCTGGAGCAAACCTATACACAAACTCAGCTAGTCGAGCCTTAATACTTGGCACAGATGAAACTGAACGTATGCGTATTACCGGCACGGGTAACGTCGGTATTGGTACAAATTCTCCTGCCGTAAAATTAGATGTTGCTGGTAGTATTAGAAATACTCCAGACAATTCTTCCTATATGTATGTTGGGCGGTATAGTGCAGGTTATGGCGGCAGTGTTTTAAATACTTCGGGAGGTTCCACCTTCTTAAGCCTTCAAATTGAAGGTTCTGAGAAGATGCGTATCGACAGCAGCGGCAATGTTGGTATTGGTACTTCATCGCCTGACGGAAAGTTAGACATTGCAACAGGCGGCACAACAGATGTTGTTGCAGCACTTGGCGGAACTTTCCCAGCCTTTACATACAGAAACGGAACTGGATCGTGGTTCCATGCGGGTAAACATCCATCATCTGATTACTTCTACATTGGGCGTGGCGCAACGCCGACGACTAATGTTGATCTTGTAGTTACTAGTAGCGGCACCGTCGGTATTGGTACAAGTTCTCCTTATGGGACATTGACAGTAAATTCCAGTGGTACTGGCAGCATTTACATTGCTGATGGCTCATCATCTAGCACCAGCAACAGATACATTTCGTTTTACCACGACGATGGATTACTCATTCAAACACGTACTGATGCAAATGGGTGGGTTTCTGATGATTACGTTATAAACAATAACGCTTCTGGTGCTACGGCTCACCGTTGGAACATTGCTAACAGCGAAAAGATGCGTATCAACAGCAGCGGCAATGTTGGTATTGGTACTTCGTCACCTCTTGCAAAATTTAATGTTGATAGCGGCGGTGTCGTAGTAAGCAGCGATGGCGATTATTTTGCTGGGGGTGCTTACTACAATGCGGGTTGGAAAAACTCTGTAGCTTCTCAGGGTGGCTGGGTACTCAGAAATACTGGCGGTGTACTAGCTATACAAACTGCACCGCCTAATGGTGCTGCTGGTTCGGCTCTTTCTATGGCTGAACGTATGCGTATCGACAGCAGCGGCAATGTCGGTATTGGTACAACGGCTCCTGCCAAGCAACTTGAAATTACCAAGTCAGCCCGTGCAATAATTACCAGCCTGACAGATGCAACGTCAATTACATCTGATTTCGACACAGCCCAGAACTTTGCAGTAACTCTTGGTGGTAACCGGACACTTGCCAATCCGTCTAATATTGATCCGGGCCAGACAGGTTCTATCTTTGTCGTGCAGGATGCAACAGGTGGTCGTACCTTGTCGTTCGGCAGCTACTGGAAGTTTGCCGGGGGTACTGCCCCGACACTCTCGACTGCTGTTTCTGCTGTGGACCGTATTGATTACGTGGTATATACATCTACAGCCATTCATGCTGTTGCATCGTTGAACATAAGTTAAGGAGAATCCCATGGCTGCCATTTGGTCTATTGTCCAGCTTGACTACGCCTTGTCTGAAGACGGACATACAGATGTTGTAAACAACTCGCACTGGCAGTGCATTGATTCGGATACCTCCGGTAATCAGGCACGGGCATACGGCTCTGTCGGCATCCCGACGGACGACCTCTCGAACT